CAAAATTTGCAGCAATAGGAACTAACAGAATCTTATATGCTTATTCAGGTGGTGTGTTTTATGACATACATCCTTTGGTTAATCCATCAGGCACAGCTCTTACTAATTGTTTTAGCACCAGTAATGGATCACCAACTGTTACAATAACATTCTCTGGTACAACAACTTTTCAAGCTGGCGATATTATATTATTTGGCGATGCTTCTACTTTTTCAACTATTACAAATTCTAATTTTGGTGCATCTGATTTTGCTGATAAAAAATTTATGGTAACTAGTGTACCTACTAGCACTAGTATTACAATTACTATGCCTAGCACTGAAACAGGAAGTGGTGCAGCTCTTTCTGGTGGTATAACTTTTTTTCAATATTATCATGTAGGACCAGCAGAACAACTAGGAGCTTTTGGTTGGGGTATATCTTTATGGGGTGGATCTGTATTAGGAGCTGCTACAACTACATTAAATGGTGCTTTAGCTGATGACACCAATGGTAACAATGGATCAGCTACAGAAATAACTTTAACTAGTGTTACAGGTTTTCCCTCAGCAGGTACAAACTATGTGCAAATAGGTTCTGAAGAAATATCTTACACAGGAATTACAGGTTTAAAATTAACAGGAATTACAAGAGCTGCCAGAGGTTCTACTAGATCATCACATTCAAATGGTGCAACGGTTACTAATACTTCTCAATGGACAGGATGGGGATCGCCTGCAGCCAACACAGATAAAGTTACAGATCCAGGTTTATGGGCTCTTGATAATTTAGGAGCTAAACTTATTGCACTGATTGTAGGTGGAGCTGCTTTTGAATGGGATGGTGATTTAGCTAATGCTACATCTACAAGAGCAACTATTATTGCAGGTGCACCAACCGCATCTAGAGATATGTTAGTTTCTACTACAGATAGACACTTAATATTTTTTGGCACTGAAAGAACAATTGGAGATACAACCACACAAGATGATTTGTTTATTAGATTTTCATCTCAAGAAAATATAAATGATTATACACCAACAGCAACCAATACTGCTGGTACACAGAGACTGGCCGACGGATCACGGATTATTGGAGCTGTAGTTGGTAGAGATGCTATTTATGTTTGGACTGATACTGCATTATTTACTATGCGTTTTGTTGGTGGAGATTTTACTTTTGCTTTTGCACAAGTTGGAACTAACTGTGGATTGATAGGCATGAACGCAGCTGTAGAAGTTGATGGTGCGGCTTACTGGATGTCAGATAATGGTTTTTTTAGATATACTGGTAAACTAGAATCTATGGATTGTTTAGTAGAGGATTTTGTTTACGATGATTTAAATACAACATCTAATCAATTAATTTATTGTGGTATCAATAACTTGTTTGGAGAAGTAGTTTGGTTTTATCCAACGTCTACATCTAATGTAAACAATAGGGCAGTGTTTTATAGTTATTTAGATTCAACAACTAAACGTCCAATATGGTTTACAAACGATAGTACTTTATTTACTAGAAGCACATGGGAAGATTCTGCTGTATTTGGTTTACCACATGGAACAAAATATAATGCAAGTGATGATAACTCTTTTGATGTAGAAGGTAATACAGATGGAGTTACAACATATTTTGAACATGAAACAGGTGTTAATCAATTAGAAGCAGGAGCAGTAACAACAGCTATACCTGCTGATATTACTTCTGGAGATTACGATATTACTCAAAAAGTTGTTAGAGGAGCTGCAACTAATTTAGGTGATCTTAGAGGTGATGGTGAAAACATTATGAGAGTTAGTAGAATTATACCTGATTTTATTGCCCAACAAGGTAACACAGTTGTGCAATTAGATTTAAGAAACTATCCTAATAACACAGCAGCTAGTTCATCTTTAGGACCATTTACTATTACATCATCTACAACAAAAGTAGATACACGAGCAAGGGCAAGAGCTGTAGCTCTTACAATAAAAAACACAGCTGTAGATACAAGTTGGAAACTAGGAACTTTTAGATTAGATATACACGCTGGAGGAAGACGATAATGGCTATTACAAATCTACAACAAGCTAGACAGATGTACGCTCTTGGTCAAAGAGTTAGATTTCAAGGTGGTGGTAGAGATGCAAGTCAAAGTGATTTTAGTTCTCCTAGTGCAGATGGTGGACCAGGTGAGCAAGGAGGAGCTGTTGATACAGGAGATTTAGGAACAGAAAAAGCTAATGTTCAAGCAAACTTAGATGCAAATATGAGTTCTAGAGATAGGGCTATAGCAAATCAATATAAAAATTTGCCAACACCAACGGTTACAATTGGAGTAGATAAATTTGATAATCCAATAACAGTACCAACTACTTACACAGCTAAACGTGCCAGACAACAAATGTTAGATGCATTAAACGAAAAAGGTATTAGTGCGTTTGATCCTAGAGTTACTAGAACTATTAATCCTTTTGATATGTCTTTGGTTGCACAACCTAAACAAAATCCATTTGGTCTTAAAAACATAGCTAAAAATCTTTTGATAAGCGTTGTAGCTCCTCAACTATTGGGAAAAAAATTTGTAACTGGTATGAACATATATGACAAAGCAAAAACTATATCAAATCTTGCTGAACAATTTAATTTAACAGACAAAAATGTTCTTGACAGTTTTACAAGTAATCTTACGGATTCAATAAGTGGTTTCGGTAAAGGAAAACCGTCTACAAAAGGTAAAGATGATGACACTCCTAGAGGTGGAGACGGCATTGAAGGTCTGGGAAATAAAGATGCTCTTAATCAAGAATATTTATTATTATTAAATAAATTTAATGAAGGAGTCTTTACTGATGAAGACCAAGTAAGATTTACTTTTTTACAAAAAATATTAGGAAAATAATGGCAAAAATAGTACAGACATTAACTAGAGCAAGCGCAGAGTATGAAGAAGATGTAGCACAATCTTTAATTAGAGATTTAGATGCTGTAATAGAAAAATTAAATACATCATTTCAACAAGAACTAAAACAGGAGATAGAAGCTAAAAGTTTCTTTGTAGAATAATGGCAGTAGTAAATCAGTATAAATTTTATGGTAAAGCAACAACAGCAGCTGAAACTGTAAGTATGTTATCTCCAGCAGTAAATGAAACTATAATTATTAAATCATTACGAGTTACTAATAAATCAGGTTCTAATACACCTACAATTAGTATTACAAACAATGCATTTTTTATTGTTAACACACAACAATTAGCAACAAACACTAGTGTTGAAATATTGACTCTTCCTTTAATAGTAGAGGGAGGAACTATTTTAAAATATATTACAGCCGGAACTATGAGTGACGGTGTAGATATAGGCATTAGTTATCTAAACATATTAAAAGAGGTAACAACATAATGACAGACATACCAATAATAACACCAGATAAAATAATAACGACTATTAAAAATAAAAAAACAGGAGAAGTATACGAGTCTGAAGAGGCTTTAAAAGCTGCAAATATTCCTGCAGAGGACGTGCAAAGAGATGTAACAGTTATTATGCCTCCTCTTGATTTAATAGGAAAAACAAAGTAAAGTGGCAAAACCATGGCAATAACAGATATACAAATTTCAGAAGAATTAGAGACTAACGCACCATCTATTAAGTATAGAGGTAATGAAGGTCCTAAATCTCCACAAGAAATGGAAATGATGGCAGCTCAAACAACAGATTTTTCACAATTATCTTTTGAATTATTTGGAAAAGATTTTGATGAATTAAATGACGAAGAATTTGAAAAATTTAAAATAGAATTAAAATTAAGAAACATGACTGGTGGTCCTGTATTACCAGAAGATCCAACTAAACCAGTTAATCCTTTTCAACCTAAACCACAAGGACCAGTTTTACCTGACAGACAGATGGCAGCCTATGGTGGTATCATGGGTCTAGATGGAAGAAAACGATATGGTATTGGATCCTGGTTTCAAGAAAATATTATGGATCCAATTAAAAAAAATCCAGAGATTGCTGCAGCGGCAGCTTTATATGGATTAGATACTTTTGGTATTCCAACCGGAGGCGGTAACAAAATAGGTGGTGGTGAAAAAATTAATAAAACTATTGGAAGTATTTATAATAACCCAACTGTTCAAGATATTTTATATGGTAAAGAAATTAAAAAAGAACCAAGCTCAACAGATATTGGAACTACGCGATCAGGTGGTCTTGTAGATAGTCTTGTAAAAAATCTTATACCGATAGCAGGTGGAGCTGCAGCAGGATTGTTTACTGCAAATCAACCAGAACAACCTGGCTTACCAGATGACAACACAGCAATTCAACTAGCAGATCTTAAAAAAACTGCAAATATATTGGATCAACAACAAGGCATGGCAGCAGGATTAAATTTTTTACCTGCAGTATCTGCTAGAAAATTTACACCAGCAGAAATGATTGAAACATATGCACAATCAGCAGCTAACGGTGGTAGAATAGGGTTTAAAGATGCAGGTCCTGTACTTGATGAACAAACTACAACAATGATTTTAGATATGGGTAATAGAGGAATGGATGTAGAAACTATATCTACAATAACTCAAACAGATGCTAACACTGCTCTT